AATCATGTACAGAAGGCTTCATTCCATCAATTCTCTCAGAAGATTTTGTGTATAAAATATCTTTGATTTTATCGGTAATATCAGACGCAGATGCATCATTTACAACCATATCTAAAAGTTCATCCATTGTCTTTTATCAAGTAATTTGCTAAACTATTTAGCAATAAATACCAACAAGGGCAAATAAAGATGTGAATAGGGTATATCTTTTCCAACCACAACATGCAATATTCATAAAAGGCATAGAGAACTATTGGTTACCATATGCTGCTGGATGCCTATGGAGTTATGCATCTAAACGTGTAGAAGGTTTTGAATTAGGTGAGATAATATTTAAGAGAGAAGATCCTTATAAAATTTTAAATAGAATAAACAACCCAGCATTATGTGTATTCAGTACATACATTTGGAATGAGCAATATAACCTATATCTTGCTAATCTAATTAAAAATAAATTTCCAGATTGTATTATTGAATTTGGTGGACCTCAAGCAACTAGAGGTTTAATAGAGAATGATTTTATTGATTGTGTTGTATTAGGAGAAGGTGAAAAACCTATTGTTGATGTTCTCAATAGAATTAAAAATGGTTCTAAGATACAAGAGATTTACGAGAGAGAACAAATAAAAGAAGTTACATACGAGAGTCCATATAGTTCTGGAGTATTAGATAAAATTGTAAGAGATAATCCCAACTACCACTGGGCTACATTAGTAGAGTCTACTAGAGGATGTCCTCATCATTGTACTTTTTGTGACTGGGGTACATGGATGGATAAAATTAAAAAGT